CGGTTCTAACGCTGTATAAGGCGATGCAATACGATAAGCTAATGGCAAGTAAGCCTGAGGTAACCAAGAAGGTTAATCAAGCGCCGAAAGCGATTAAGCCCGGAGTTGCACAGTCTAGGGATACAAACGCTGAAGAACTGAAGAAACTTAAAGCGCGAGCTAAGTCATCTGGAAGGGTGGCAGATGCCGCAAGTGTATTTGAACGATTTATTTGAGGTGAATCATGGCTATTTATAACGCACATACCGCTATTGGTCAGCGCGAAGATTTGATCGATGTTATCTACAACATCTCGCCTACCGAGACTCCTTTCATGTCCTCGATTGGCAAGACTAAAGCTACTGCTGTTTATCATGAGTGGCAGACTGACTCGCTGGACGCTGCAACGACTGCTAATGCCGCGGTTGAAGGTGCTGACGCTTCTGACGCAACTCTGTCGCCTACGACTCGTCTGGGCAACTACACCCAAATCCTGCAAAAGACTATCAAAGTCTCTGGCACTCTGGATACGGTGAACAAGGCTGGTCGTAAGTCTGAGAAGGCTTATCAACTTGCTAAGGCTTCACAAGAGATCAAGCGTGATCTGGAAACGATTATGCTGTCAAATCAGGGTCGTGACGCAGGTTCGTCGAACTCGACTCCTCGTAAGATGGCTTCTCTGCTGTCATGGATCAAGACCAATACTGACGCTGGTTCGGGCGGTGCTGATCCTACGACTATCGGTGTTTCGACTCGTACTGATGGTACTCAGCGTACTTTCACCGAAACCCTGCTGAAAACCGTTGTTGCAGAAGTGTTCAACGCAGGTGGTACTCCTAGCGTTCTGATGGTTGGCGCTCTGGGCAAGCAGAAGGTTTCGTCGTTTGCTGGTATTGGCGCAACTCGCTTTAATGTAACGGGTGCTAAGCCTTCAACGATTATCGGTGCTGCTGACATTTATGTGTCGGATTTCGGCAATATGTCGGTTGTTCCTAACCGTTTCATGCGCGCACGTGATGCTCTGATCCTTGATCCTGAGTACGCAGCAGTTGCGTATCTGCGTCCGTTCCAGACTAACGAACTGGCTAAGGCTGGCGACAGCGACAAGACTCAGATCCTCGTTGAGTGCACTCTGGAGGTTAAGAACGAGGCTGCTCATGGCGGTGTTTTTGACCTAAATATGGCTCTGTAAAGGCTCCTTCGCTGAAGAGCGATTTCCCTCGGGGCTTCGGCTCCGGGGGTTTTTTAGAAAGGACTCCTTAGTGAACTTTCGCGCTTCAACGGTACACGCAGACGGTGATGGCGGTATCGTAATTGAAACAAAGCAAGACGTAACCGATATTCTTGAAAGGAATAAAGTTCTCCTAGAGATAGATAAAGCCAGACAGAAAGCACCTGATGATTTGCATTTGGTGGCATCTATACCGTTTACGGTGATAGACGATCTAAACAAGCTAGGGATTATGAGAGGGTTTACGGTCTTAGACCAGAAAGCCTTGAATAATTGGCTGAATAAGCCTGAAAATCAGGTCTGGAAAGTATACAAGGGAAAACTCTAATGTCTACTAAAAAGAATAAAGTTGCGAAGGGAAAAGGTGTCACAGTTGGAGTATGTGTTCCAGCGCGTGATGAGGTACATACAGGATTTGCGTTCGACTTTGCCAAGATGGTCGGACACGATGTGAAGTTTCGGTGTGGAGATACAGGGAACGGTCTGAAGCTCTACACGATGGCAGGAACTCTGATCTTTGACCAGAGAGAAGGATTAGTAAAGGCTGCGTTATCAGAAGGTTGTGATGCAGTCTTGTTTATTGACTCAGATATGCGGTTCCCTAGCGATATTATTAGCATCATGCTAAGTCGCAATGTTCCGATATTAGGTGTCAATGCAGTAACGCGGAGAAAGCCTGTTCTTAGTACGGCTCTGAATTTAGAGTTGACTAAGGATGATGAGTCTGGGGAGATTAAAAAGACTCGTTGGCTAAAGGTAGATTCGCGTGGAAAAGAAGGAATTGAGCAGGTTACTGCTGTTGGTTTTGGTGTAACCTTGATTCGTAGGGAAGTCTTTGAGAAGTTAGGAACTCCGTGGTTTGATGCTCAGTGGTCACCGAGGGGAATCATAGGCGAGGACGTATATTTTTGTCTGAAGGCCTTAGATGAGGGAATCCCGACGTATGTTGACCATGATCTATCAAAGTATATCGGTCATTTAGGTGTATCTGAGCATACATGGGCTGATGTTGGAGAGACTGCAATCGAGGACTATAACGCAGGGAAATAGACATGGCGCTAACGGATTACAGTTCGCTAAAGACTTCGGTAGCAAGTTATCTGGCTAGAAGTGATCTTACTGACCAGATACCGGACTTTATCCGTTTAGCCGAGGAAAGGCTCGCTAGAGACCTTAGAACGCGCAAGATGCTCGTTGTAGCTCGCGCTGATACTACCGCTAGTGATTCGACTGTAGGGCTTCCTACGGACTTCCTAGAGATGCGAGACATGCACCTTAGAACGACTCCGGTTCAGGCGCTAAATTATATGTCTCCCAATGCTTTTTACGCTGGCGCAAGAACTACAGATTCAGGTCGCCCTAAAGACTATACGATCTTAGCGAGTGAGATTCAGTTTGCTCCTGTCCCAGACACGGCTTACAGCATTCAGATGTTGTACTACGCAAAGCCGCAATTCTTGTCTGATGTAAATATAACTAATGTATTTTTGGCTAATTACCCTGATGCGCTGTTATATGCTGCGCTAGGTGAGGCTGAACCGTATCTCATGAATGATGCAAGGTTGCAGACTTGGGCTGCTTTGTATGATCGTGCGATAACTGCAATTAATACTTCTGACCAATCCAGTGAGTACGGTGGTCAGCCTATGTCTATGTCTTATGTGAGGTAAAAAATGGCCGAAATGTCAAACCACCTTGAGAACGCTTTGATTAACGCTGTTCTCCGCAACACAAGCTATACGAGTCCTACAACGACTTATCTGGCGCTATACACGTCTGATCCTACGGACGCTGATACTGGCACTGAGATCACTGGTGGGTCGTATGTACGTCAGGCTATTACTTTTGGCGCTCCGAGTAACGGCACGTCAACTAATAGTGCGGCGGTAGAGTTTCCTCAAGCTACTGCTGATTGGGGCGTGATTACTTATGTCGGTATCCGTGATGCGGTGACTTCAGGGAATCTGCTGTTTCATACGGCTCTGGACGCATCTAAGACGATTAATAACGGTGATGTGTTCAAGATTACTGCTGGCAATCTGAGCGTTCAACTTTCGTAAGGGGTAATTAAATGACAACAATTACTTTACGGAATGTTAAGGGATCAGCCCTTAGCTTTACTGAGGTTGATAACAACTTTAGTAATCTGAACAATGACAAGATTGAAGGCATTACGTCTAGCGTAGACAGTGAACTTGCCTTGTGGAGTAGCACGACAGGCAAGGTTCTAAAGCGAGCTACGGTAACAGGTGTATTGAAGGCAACTTCAGGTGTGGTGGCTGCTGCTACGGCTGGAACGGATTACGCTAAACCTGATACGGCTAGTACATGGAGTGCTAACCAATCGTTTAACAGTGGAAATCTGAGGCTAAATGGTTCTTCTAGCGGTACTGCGACGTTGAATGCTCCTGCTGCGGCGGCTACGAATACTTATACGCTTCCTCCTGATGCTGCGACACTAGGCTATAGAAATGTGCCTCAGTCTGGTTCAGATAAAACGACTTCTTACACTCTTGCGACAACAGATGTTGGTGAATTTGTTGGCGTTGGTACTGGCGGGTCGATCACGATTCCGAACAGCACATTTGCTGCTGGCGATGTAATTAGCATTTTTAATAATACGACGGGTAATATTACGATTACTTGCTCAATTACTACTGCTTATATCGCAGGAACAAATACTGATAAGGACACGATGACTCTTGCTACAAGGGGTATTGCAACGATTCTATTCATTAGCGGTACTGTTTGTGTTGTAACTGGAAACGTAAGCTAAGGAACAGATATGAGTGGAATCATGGCAATGCTGTTAGGTCGTGCATTAGCGACTAGCGGCCTTAGTGTAGTACAGACGTTTACTGCCTCTGGTACATGGACAGCACCGGCTGGTGTCACCAGCGTCGATTATCTTGTTGTTGGCGGTGGCGCTGGCGGTGGCGATTTTGGTGGCGGTGGTGCTGGAGGATTTAGAACTGGCACAGGTTTAAGTGTAACGGCTGGAACTGATTACACAATTACTGTTGGCTCCGGCGGTGGCGCAGGTAGCACTGGTAACAAAGGAACCAATGGGAATGATTCAGTATTTAGCACTATCACATCAACGGGCGGCGGTGGCGGCGGCGCGTTTAGCAACACAAACCAAAATGGATTAAACGGCGGCTCTGGAGGCGGCGCAGGAGCGTCGGCAACTGCGCCTTACCCTAGCGGCACAGCTGGGAGTGGAAACACTCCATCAACAACACCATCTCAAGGAAATAACGGCGGTACTGCGGTTTCTACGGGCGGTACTGGAGCTGGTGGCGGTGGTGGCGCTGGCGCTGTTGGGGGAAATGGTTCTGCAAGCACAGGTGGAAATGGCGGTGCTGGAACTGCGTCAAGTATTACTGGATCGTCCGTCACGTATGCCGGGGGTGGTGGCGGTGGTGGCACAAGTACTGTCGGAACTGGCGGTTCTGGTGGCGGTGGAAGCGGCGCAAGACAAACCCCGGCGACGGCTGCAACCGCTGGCACAGTCAACACTGGCGGCGGTGGTGGTGGTGGCTACACAAATCAACAGCCATCCGCAGCAGGCGGCTCTGGCATCGTCATCCTGAAATACACCGTAGCATCGCAGACTGTCTTTACCTTTAAGTCATCTACTAAGTGGGTTGCTCCGACTGGTGTGACTAGTGTGGATTATTTGGTGGTTGCTGGTGGAGGTGGTGGTGGTGGCAATACCGGAAACGCTTATCAAGGCGGTGGCGGCGGCGCAGGTGGATTCAGAACTGGAACTTCATTAGCGGTTACTGCTGGCACCGAATACACAATTACTGTTGGAGCTGGTGGAGCAGCAACAACAACTGCCGCCGGAAACAACGGAAGCGATTCGGTATTCAGCACCATTACTTCAACGGGTGGCGGTGGCGGCGCAGGCGCTGCTACTCAAAACGGCAAAAACGGCGGTTCTGGAGGCGGTGGAGGCGGTGGAGGAACTGGCGGCACCGGAGGAACTGGCAACACTCCAAATACAACCCCATCGCAAGGAAATAACGGTGGGGCTGGACAATCAGGTACGCCATACGCTGGCGGCGGTGGTGGAGGCGCTGGAGCAGTTGGTCAAGCTGGCGGCAGTGGAAGTAATGGCGGCGCTGGAACGGCCTCATCTATTTCTGGTTCGTCCGTTACATATGCTGGCGGTGGCGGTGGTTATGCCACTCCAAGCGCAGGAGCGGGAGGCGCTGGCGGTGGCGGGAATGGAGCTGTTACAGGGAACGCAAGCAATGGAACGACAAACACCGGTGGTGGCGGCGGCGGGGCGTTAAATACCTACAGCGGCGGCGCAGGCGGTTCTGGCATCGTCATCATCAAGATAAATCAATAAGGATATTCATGCAAAGCAAAGTTTATCGATACTTTGGAATTAACACGGCAATGGAGCTTCTTCGTCCCGGCGCTAAATGGGAAATAAGCAACAATATGTTTACCCGTTGGGAAGATCCAAGACCTTGCCCTAGCATGGATGAAGTGAATTATGTAATGGAGAAGATCAAAGAGTTTGAGGATGCAATTCCTACGATTTGGCTTCCTGAGCAACTAGAAGAAATTACGGCACAGGTTAAAGAGATTGAGGATGCAATGGCATGATTCATAATCTTTTTCCTACTGCTATCGGAATGTTTGACATAGACCGTGAACTTACTGACGAAGAACTATTATTTGCCAGAGGTCAGGAAACTAGACCAAATGAAGGAAACTTAACCAGTGTAAATAACTTTGTTCTAAGAGATATGACTTCTCTTAGAGGATGGATTGAAGATTGTGTAGCAGAATACTTTAAAGCAACAACCGATCCTAAGCATGACGTTCATTTAAGAATTACTCAGAGCTGGTTTAATTATTCTGAGCAAGGTCAATGGCATCATAAACACGCGCATCCGAATAGCTTTGTTTCTGGTGTTTTTTATCTAAATACTAACGCAGACGATAAGATTTATTTCTATCGTTCTGGCTGGCAACAGATTAAGTTCCCACCTGAAGAATGGAACGCATATAACTCTGAGTCATGGTGGTTTGAGGCGAAGGTAGGGCGATTGATTTTGTTCCCATCATCGCTTGAGCATAATGTTCCTACTGTGCAAGGTGAGGATACAAGGATAAGTATGTCGTTTAACACGTTCCCTGTTGGGGTTGTTGGCGACGAACTAAGTTTGACCGGATTGAAATTGGAGGCTTGAATGGCGCACTTCGCAGAGATTGATGGCAGCAATATTGTTCAGCGGGTTATCGTAGTAGATAACAAGGACTGTTCTGATGCCAATGGCGTAGAGAAAGAATATATCGGCGCTGCATTCTGTGAGCGTTTATTCGGTGGCACTTGGAAGCAGACAAGTTACAACGGTAATATCCGTAAGCACTATGCTGGCATTGGATATACCTATCGTGCAGACATTGATGCGTTTGTGCCTCCGCAGCCTTATCCTAGCTGGACGCTAGACGCTGATGCTAACTGGCAGCCTCCTGTAGCGATGCCTACTGATGGGATGTATTCATGGAATGAAGCTAATCAAACTTGGGATGTAGTGAGTGGCTAACTATGTTGACTACGATTATTGGGTTCAGGGATATGGCGAAGGTGACTTAAGCCAGCCTGATCGCTATGTCGTAGCAGGGTATTGGAGTGATGGATACGCCTTATATGAGGCTATTGAAGGCTCTGCGGCTATTACTGCTAGTGCGACTGTAACAGCTAAAGCGGCTGATTTTGTTTTTGGTTCTGCGTCAATTACTGCTACTGCGACGGTAACTGCGACTCCACCTATTGATCCTTATGTGGTCAAAGGATATTGGGTTGGTGGTTACTGTGAATTTGATGATATTGAGCCTAGCGTATCGATTACGGCTGAGGCTGTATTCATTGCTGCCGGAATACGTGTTCAAAACGGCTCAGGAGCGTTTACAGGGCTTGGAACGCTAGAGACTACCGTTACCACTGTTCAGGTAGGAACGGCTGCTGTAGAGGCTTCTGGTGCGGTTTCTGCGGCTGCTGTCTACATTACTAACGGATCTGCTTCTGTAACTGGTCTAGGTACGGTTACAGCACTTGGTGGGCTTATTACTCAAGCTGCGGCTAGTGTTAATGGACTAGCAACAGTAGATGCAATTGGCGATATTATTGGTTATGAGTGGGAAGAAGTTCTTCCTGAGTCTACGACATGGACTGATGTTGCAGCGGGTTCTAATGTCTGGCAGCAAGTTTCGGCTGGTTCTACTGATTGGGTGAGACAGTGAAGATTACTTTTGGAGAATGGTTGCCAGATCAGCCGGGTGTAACTGGTGCTGTAACTGACGCTGTGAATTGTTATCCTGTTTCTAACGGTTATGCCCCTATTCGAGATGCCGCCGACTATTCTGACGCTGCTGGAGAAACTCTGCTCGTTGCTTTTGCAGGTAAGTATTCTGGTGCTTCCACTCTATTTGCTGCTAGTGCTACTTCGATCTATAAGTTTGACTCTAGTGATGCCTCATTGGATGCTTTAAAGACAACATACGGTTCTGTAGAGCAATGGGATATTACTCAGTTTGGCTCACGGATGATTATGGCTAATGGCGCTAATAAGTTGCAGTCTTATGATCTAGGTGGGTCTACGACGGTATCGGATTTAGCTGCGGCTGCTCCTACAGCTAAGTATGTGACGGTAGTTAGAGACTTTGTAGTTGCGGCTAATGTTGGTGGTGAGGAATCTAAAGTCTATTGGTCTGATATTAACGACGAGACAGATTGGACACCGGGCGCTGCTTCTCAGAGTGATTCTCAGGTAATCCCTGATGGTGGGGATATTACTGGTCTTGCAGGTGGTGAATACGGTTTGATCTTCCTAGAGAGGGCGATTTATCGTATGTCCTACTCTGGAAGCCCGTATTTCTTCCAGTTTGACGCTATTTCTAGGACTCTAGGCTGTATTTCTAACGGTTCTATCGCTCAGTTTGGTGGATTGACTTACTTTCTAGCTGATGACGGCTTTTATGTATGTGATGGTCAGACGGTTAAGAACATTGGGCTAGAAAAGGTCAATCGATGGTTCTTTGAGAATGCTATTCCGGGTGAAATTAGCACTTCCATGAGTGCAACAGTTGATCCTATTAGGAAATTAGTCGTTTGGAACTTTAAAAATGCGTTTGGTGGGCGTAATTTACTGTATTTCAGTATTGATTTAGGTAAATGGAGCTATGCGACTACCGATGTAACGTCAATTTCTTATGGTTTTACGCCTAGCGCGACACTTGAAGAACTAGATAATTACTCTACAAGCATTGATGCACTGACAATTCCGCTAGATTCACGGGTATTTGCTGGAGGTCAACTCTTAGCGTTGGGTGTTAGAGAGCAAAAGATCGTAGCTATTTCAGGCCCATATAAAACTGCATACGTTGTTTCTGGAGATATAGATATTGGACGTTCTACTGTCACATTGGCAAAACCTATTGTTGATAATGGATCGGCAACAGTCGCAGTTGCAAGCAGAGATTTGCTCACAGAAACAGTTGAATTCGGAACTCCGGTAGCAGCAGACGCAGAAAACAGGGTTTCTCTGAGGTCTAATGGGGATTATCACCGGATTAAGGTTACTCCGACAGGTTCCAACTGGAAAACTCTTATTGGCGTAGATGTTGAAGTTGTGAAACAGGGTAATCGATGACTAGAGTTGCACAATTTAGAACGCTTCCGGTATTTGGCGCTGATCCTCGTCAAGTGTCTGAGGTTGTTCGTGGAATTATGGATGGTAAGACTAATAACACTGGTCTTATTACTCTGGCAACTGGTAACGCTACGACAACTACCCTCTACGATGAGCGTATAGGCAATGAGAGCCTGATTTTCTTCACGCCTGTATCTGATGCTGCTGAGGCTGATTCAGCTCCGTATGGAGCGTTTCAGGACTCTACAGACCAGACTGCTGCGGATACTGCGACTGCTTATGCTGTAGCTTTAAATACGACGGATTATTCGTCTGGTGTCTATGTTTCCAATACGTCAAGAGTTAACGTAAGGAATTACGGGATTTACAACATCCAGTTTTCTATTCAGTTAAAGAATACGACGAATGATTCTCAGGACACGGATATATGGTTCAGGAAGAATGGATCGGATATAGCAGGATCAAATAGTCGTTTTAGTATGCCTGCTAGGAAATCTACTGGTGATCCGTCGCACTTAATTGCTGCAATGAATTATTTTATAGAATTGCAAGCAAATGATTACATTCAGATAATGTGGAGAGTATCTGACGTAGGAGTTTCAATTGAACAATATCCTACTAGTTCTAGTCCGACTAGACCATCGATCCCTAGTGCTATAGTTACAGTTGCTTATGTTGCTCCGTCTGCAACAAGTAATGTTTATGTGTCAAGTCAACAAAGAGGTCAGGCGACGATAACCCATTGGGCTAACTCGACTGCGAATAAAACATACGGATACATTATCGTTGGTTAATGGAATACAAATATATTGAGCCACAACAACTTAGGGGCTGGTGGGAAAGTATAAAGCCAGCGTTAGAGAAAATTAGAAGCAGGGGAAATGATGGTTGGATAGTTGAGGATGTATATACCGACTGTTTCAACCAGAAAAGTTTACTTTTTGTACTGATAGAGAACAACCACTATAAGGGCTTCTTTGTCTTACAACCGATGGGTGAGACTCTGCATGTATGGGCTGCTTATTCGTTAGAAAATAGCTATGAAGTTGTCGAAAATGCCTTAAAATACATTAAAGGCATGGCGGCTCAAGCTAACGTCAAATATCTGACATTTTCTAGCCATAGGCGCGGTTGGGATAGAAGGGCGGCGGCTTATGGATTCCGTCCTAAACAATGGATTTGTGAGGTGTAATTATGGGCGGTGGCGGCGGTACTCAAACACAAACAGCTAGGGCTGAGATTGATCCAACACTCAAGCCTTATGTTGAGTATGGTCTTGGTGAAGCTAAACGTCTTTATCAGGGAACCACTCCATCCTTCTTTCCGGGTCAAACGTATGTAAGTCCGTCTGAGGCTACTACGCAAGCTCTAGGACTTGCTGAACAACGTGCTTTAGCTGGTTCTCCGCTGACTCAGGCTGCTCAACAACAAACACTAGCTACGATTCAAGGACAAGGTGTTAATCCTTTTCTAGCGGGTGCTTTGGAGCAAGCTAATAGATTGTCTGGTGAGCAATTCACTCGCAACATTCAGAATCTTCAGTCTGAAGCCGCTTCTCGCGGTAGATATGGCTCATCTGCGATGGGTCAACAAGCAGGTCAGGCTCAAGATATATTTGCTCGCGCACTTGCTGAGCAAGGTGGTCAACTAGCGTATCAGAGTGCAGAAGCGGAGCGTCAGCGTCAGATGGAAGCTACTAGAAATGCTCCTGCTATGGCTGCTCAGGACTATGCAGATATTCAGCGTCTATTGACTGTTGGCGGCGCTAGAGAACAGCAGAGCGCAGCAGAGCTTCAGGACGCTATTAACCGTTATAACTTTGAGCAGAATCTACCTGCTATGAAGCTACAGCAATATGCTGGATTGATTTATGGTGCTCCACAGGGTCAGATAGTGACTCAGAGTGCGACACCACAAGGAGGTAAATAATGGGTGATCCTATTACGGCTGGTGCAGTCGGTTCTGTTGTAGCTCCATCGTTAGGGGCTGCTGTAAATCCTCTGACTGCTTCTATGGCTGCTGGTGCTGCTGGTTCAAGTTTTGGTGGCGGCTCGTTATTCGGATTTGATCCTACTCTAGGCGGCATTGGTCAAGGAATTACTGAAGCATTTAGAGGCCCGATATTTGGTCAAGGCGGGATGCTTTCTAATGTTGGTCAAGCAGCAGGGGCATATAACCAAGTAGGTCAGGCTCTAGGATTTGGTCAGCAGCCTCGTATGGCAGGCATGGGCGCGTCTGTTCGTCCCGGCGCTCAAATTCCTCCGGTTGACTATATGAGTTTATTGAATCCTCAGCAGCAGAATGTAATGCGTCCTGCTCCTGTTTCTTTGCTATAGGTGATGTATGGCACTTTCTCCTGAAGAACAAGCCGCATGGTCACAAATGACCGGGAAGCCATATCAAAGCTCTGGATTGATGGACTATATCCCTAACGTCTTTGGCGGTGTTCCTGCTGGATTTGAAGGGCTTCTAGGTGCTGAACAGACTCAACAACTAAGTCAGCGTTCTAACATTGCCGGTCTGCTTGGAGCTGCTGCTGCATTGGCTCAAGGCATGGGTTCTCAAGGCCCTCGTCGATCTGCGATTCAAAATGTTCTAGGTGCTTTAGGCGCTGGTTACGGTACGGCTGGTCAAGTTGCTCAACAAGGATTGCAAAACTTCGCAATGCAGCAACAGATTCAGGGTCAGCAACTTGAAAGAGCAAAAACATTACAGGCATTGCAGCGCCAACAGCAAGCATTCCAATCTATTGAGAATCTAATAACTACTGATCCTAATGTTAAGGATAATCCTTCTCTGATTGCTTTCTTGAGGAACAATCCTGATAAAGCGCTTGAGATGGTTGCTCAACGTAGTGCATTAGAGTCTTATCGTAAGTCTCGTATGTCTCAGCCTCCTGCTCCTACTCCGGTTGCAGAGGCTATGCCTGTTCCTATGCCGGGTGAACCTTTAACTGTTACTGCTCCGGGACAAACTATTCCTGCGATGGTTGAGCGTCCTCAGCCTATCCAGACGGCACAAACCATTACCCCTAGAGTTTCAGAACTGCAATCAAAGATTGATTCTGCTGATATTGATGCTGATTACTATACTGCTATCGGTAAGTTAGATGAGGCTAAAAAGTCTCAGGATATAGCGGCTAATCTTCGTGCTCAGGCTCGTAAGGAAGGTTTGGTAAATCAGGTTGATCCACAACTTGAGGCTGTATTCCCGACGCTAAAGAAACGTGTTGAATCGCTGAAAAAACGTGCTCCTAACATGACTCAGGAGCAAATTATTAGTGAGCAAAACGATATTCTGAAGGCAGATGCAAAACTGCTAGAGGACTTAGACCCGACACTTCAGGCTGCTGAAATCAAGCGTCGTCGTGCTCAGGCTACCGTTATTGATATGGGTAGTCGTGAGATGGAGAAAGAGTTTGCAAAGGGTGTTGTTGAGGATACTCGAGCATCTTTCGCACAAGCAAAGTCTGCGTCTAATACTTTAGGTGCAATTAATCGTTTGCGTCCAGTAATTCAAGCTGGCGTTTACGATAGTTTTAGGGCTGGCGTTCCTAGATCAGTTGACCAGATGGCAACAGCTATGGGTGTTACTGGTAAGGATACGCAAGAAAAACTTCAGAGAACTGCTGTGGCAATGCAGCAACTTGCTAGTTTGGAACTTCAGGCTGCTGAGGCTATGAAGGGTCAAGGCGCTATTACTGAGAATGAGCGTAGTTTGATTGCTAGGGCTGCTGGTGGAAATCTTCGTGACTTTACTGCTGGCGAGATTCAGGCTCTATTGTCATCTTTGGAGAAGGTTGCTCAACAGAAAATCAGTTCTCATCAGGCTAATTATGAGTTGATGAGCCAAGACCCTGTTGCAAGCAAATATTCCAAGTATTACAAGATCGAAGCGCCTAAATCTCCAGTTAAGAAATACAACCCTGCTACTGGAAGGATTGAATAATGGCTAAGGTCATTGAAGTTCCCGGTATGGGTAGAGTTGAGTTTCCTGATTACATGTCAGATCAGGAGATTGCGGCTGCTATTGATAGGAACATGCAGGGTTCTGTGATGGCTCCTAGTATTCCGTTTTCTCCGAGGGCTGAGGCTGCTAGGTCTGCTGTACAAGGTGCTACGTTTGGATTTGGCGAGGAACTCGAGGCGGCTCTGAGAACTGGCGCTATTTCTGGTCAGCAATATGAGGAAATGCGTAACCGTCTGAGAGCGCAACAACAAGCATTCCAGAAGGAATATCCGGTTGCTGGCGGTGTTACTGAGTTTGGTGGTGCTTTGGCTGCTCCTTTTGGGGCTTATAAGGCTTTAGGTAGGGCTGGCCCTGTAGTTCAGGAGGCTATTACTGGAACGACTTTGCCGGGTCAAGTAGCTCGAGGTGCGGCTGTAGGAGGCGCTACAGGGGCTTTAACTGGTGCTGGTACGGCTACTGAGGATGTATCTGGAAAGGCTCTGGAAACGGGCGTTTTTGGCGCTGCTATAGGAGGCGTAGTTCCTGTTGCGATTCAGGGTGCAGGCAAGGTTATCCGTAATGTTTTGACTGCTTCTGGCATTGGAGATCAGCCGGGCGCAGCTTCTAAGATGATTGCTAATGCGCTAAAGAAAGAAAACTTGTCTGTTGATGAGGCAAGAGAACTTTTGGCAGAAATGCAACGTGTTGGTGTTCCTCGTCCTGTAATTGCAGATTTGGGCAAAAGCCTTCAGGACTTAGCTTATTCGGCCTATGTTGTTCCTTCTGGACAAAAGGCGGCTACAGCTAGATTCCTTGAGTCTCGGATGATTGACCAACCTAGCGACATTGTGAAGGGATTAGTTGATAGGGCTGGACTTGGCAAGAATGTTAATGGTTACGAATATCTTAATTTCTTAGCTGAAAATCAAAAGTCTGCGGCTAGTTCTAAATATCCAGAAGCGTATAGCAAGAATGTTTTTGCTAAAGATTTCCGTCAATTCATGGATCGTCCAGTGTTTCAAGAGGCTTATCGTGAAGCTCAGAAACGTGCTGCGGTTTACGGAGATACGTTGCCAGACTTGGATATTTTCCTAAGTGATAGGAAGGTTCCTACTCAGGTAATGCACCAAATAAAGATTGGCCTTGATCGTATTGTTGAAAGAGAAACAGACTCGGTTACCAATAAAGTAACAGGATATGGTCGTGATGTAGCTACGGTAAGAAAAGAGTTTAATGATCTTATTAAGGCTAAGAATCCGATATATGCAAAGGCTAATGCTGAATTTGCTGATAACGAGCGTATTCGTTCTGCATTTGAGTCTGGTCAAAAGTATCAAAAACTTGAATATAAACAAGCATACGATCAGTTAAAGAAGATGAATGATGCTGAGAAAGAGGCGTTTCGTCTTGGCATGATGGCTGACGTTAATTCTCGTCTTGAGAGCTTTAAGGGTGGAGATTTTGCTCGTCAGATATTTAAGAGCGATAAACAGAAATCATTGATGCGTTATGCCTTTACTGATGAAGGTCAGTATCGTGATTTTGTAAGATATGTTGATGCTCTTGAGGGTCAAACTAAGACTGCTAAGGCGTTGATGGGTGGCTCTCAAACTGGTGAGAGACTAGCTACTTCTGAGGGTGCTGCTGAACTAGGTCAATTAGCTCAGTCTTATGCGACTCGAGGACTTACTGGCGTTGCTATGGATATTGCGCGTCAGGGTTTAGCTAGAACTAAAGGTATTAGCGGAGAGACTTCTGCTGAGTTGCAAAAACGGTTATTTGCTGTTGATCCTATTGAGCAGAGGGCTATATTGCAGGAATTGCAGCGTAGAACTCAAGGTATGCGTCCTATTGGCAATGTTCCGGGTGCTGCTGCTCTAGGTACAGTAACAGGTCTATTAGGGGGTCAATAATGCCAAAGAACAAAGTATCTGAATACAGTTCAACAGCGTCAAACAATACCGATATTGGTGGAATTAACATTGCTGAGGGCTGTGCTCCATCTGGTATCAATAATGCAATCCGTGAGTTAATGGCTCAGTTAAAGGATATGCAAAGTGGTACTGATGCTGATGGTTTTACAGTAGGTGGCGCGTTTACTTGCTCTGGTGCTGCTGTATTTAGCTCTACAGTGGCTTTAGGGTCATCTGCTACGGCTACTACTGCATCTCCTAGCGATAACTCTACTAAGGTCGCTACAACGGCTTATGTGGATACTGCTATTGGTGGCTCTACTAAATTATCTGACCCCGGCTCTAACGGTATTGTGGCGCGTACTGCATCGGCAACTACGGTGGCTAGAACGATTACTGCTGGCACTGGTATTTCTGTTTCTAACGGTACAGGCGTATCAGGAAACCCGACGATTACGAATACTGGCGTGACTTCTGTAGATGGTTCTACTGGCGCTGTAACGGTTAATGTAGGCGCTAAGATCGCTGCTCTATCGTATGGCGCTGTTGGCACTTATGTTTATGGTTACATAGCTACAAGTTCTGTTAGTGCAGATAGTACATATTCAGGATCGTCTATTTTCCCTGCTGGTGGTCATGCAACTGCTGCGATTAGCGCTGGTGGTGGTGTTTCTGCATTTTACTCTCGCGGTGCAAATGCTCTTTCTGGTACATGGAGAGCTATGGGAGAAAACACATTAACTAGTAGTCCATATAAATTGACTCTATTCCTTCGGATTAGCTAATGAGATGGGCTAACTCGGAGCACACTAGTATTGATATGATTATCACTATTAGCGGTCAGAAGTTACCATTTACCGCTAGAGCAGATGATCCAGAAGATTACGGTAGAGAGTTATTTAACAGGGCGGTAGCGGGTGAATTTGGCGAGATTGGCGAATATCAACCAATAATGGAGCTAGAAGTGGAAAAGGTTCAACTTACTGACGAGCAAATCAACCATATTGCAGAAAAGGCTGCTGAGGTTGCTTTCAAGAAAATCTATGAAGAAGTGGGTCGTTCTGTGGTCAAGAAGATATTCTGGATCGTAGGCGCTGGAGCATTATTCCTTCTTGTGTGGTTAGGCGGTAATGGTCATATAAAGGGTTAAAACATTGATCCGATCACTATAGCTGCTGCATTTAAAGCCGCCACGACTGCCATAGACCTGTGCAAGCGTGGCGTTGCTTTATATAAGGAAATTAAAAGCACAGCCGGTGATGTATCAGACGTATTAGATGACTTAAAGAAACAATTCCATAAGATAACAAATCCTAGTCCTGCTCAGGTTAAGCAATATAACGAGGAGGTCAAGAGGGTTCAGGAAGTTTCTAAGACTCATCCACAAGATGCGTTAAATACCATCTGGGATCATCTAGGGAACTTTATTGACGAGTACGATAGGTTAGCTAAAGCCTTTATCGAGGAAGAAGCTAACTCTAAGAAGGTATACAAGGGGGATGAGAGCCTAGCTAGAAGAGCGTTAAGAAGGATTCAGATAAGAACGCAGCTAGATGCCTCATTGAAAGAAGTACGGGAATTAATGGTGTACCACACGCCACCAGAATTACGCGATGTATGGACTCGTTTTGAGTCTATGTGGGAACAAATAGTTGAAGAACAGAACATTGCTTTAGCTGAAGAATTGCGGAAGAATCAAATAATCGCATGGCAACGCAGAAGAACAATAAACAAGCTAAAGGCTCTAGCAACATGGATTGGGGCAATCCTGTTCGTGGTGGGGTGGATGTGGGGCGTAATAATACTAATAAGGATGAGTCAGACGTATCGCTTGTTATCGTATTATGTCTTGCAATAATGGCATTGACGTTTGTTATTGCTATTCCACTATTGGCGATGACTTATTTAGACATGCACAACGCTACTCAAGTTGCTATTCAAGAAATTCGCAAGATGCGAGAACTCAGGGCTAAGATTTTAATGGGGGAATGATGCTTACACTTATATCGAGTATTGCTGGCTATATCGTTGCGCTGTTTCCGAGAATATTTGACACGCTTCAGGATCGTGCTGATAAGAAACATGAGCTGGACATTCTGCATATGCAGATGCAGCAGCAGCTTCGGCTGACCGAGAAAGGTTATTCGCCTGCTGACAAGACTGAAGAAGTCCGCCAGAACGATGAGCAAGACCACCAGCAATACATGGCTCAGATGGGGATGATTTATAACAATCAGGAGAAACTCCTAGAGAATTCATCTCAGTGGGTTAAAGACATTACAGCAGCCACCCGTCCTTTCGTTACGTTTATCTTTGTGTTTGAGCTTGTCCTGATTAACCTTTTGACAATGCTCTGGATATTTATGCACGGCGACAAGGTTACGTCTATTGGCGAGTTGATTCAGATTATGGAAATAGTCTTTGATGCTGATGAAATGGCTCTGTTGGGGACAATTATTGCGATGTGGTTCGGCTCTCGCGGGAATAGCAAGAAATGAAGCTACCAGATGCAACTATTGCAATGATTAAGCATCATGAGGGCGTTAGGTACAAGCCCTACAAATGCCCGGCAAAGTTGTGGACGATTGGGGTAGGCCATGTGCTTTACCCTGAGCAGGGCAAGATGCCTATAACCGAAAGAGACAAGTTCGCACTCAAGATAGAGGATTTCCGTGTATTTTCAAAAGACGAAGTTGATAACATCCTTAAAGCAGACTTACAGCGGTTTGTCGCTGGCGTTCTTCGTTATTGTCCTGATAACCTTAACGAAAATCGGCTGGGAGCGCTGGTTTCTTTTGCGTTCAATGTTGGGCTAGGAACATTGCAGCGGTCTACATTGCGCCAGAAGCATAATCGAGGCGACTTTGAGGGTGTTAAGGACGAGTTCCTGAAGTTCACAAAGGCCGGTGGGAAGGTGTTACCGGGGCTTGTGAAGCGTCGTAACGACGAGATAGCTCTATATATGTCGGAGCCAAAATGAACCCGTATATCGTCGCTGGTGGCGTTCTAGCGGTGGTCTGTGCTTATGGTGTTGGTCATTGGCAAGGTGACGATGCTGGTCAGGCTAAGATTCAGGCCAAGTGGGATCAGGAGAGAGCCAAATTAGCTGAGGAATACGCGGCTAATGTTACGGCTATGAGGGAAAAAGAACAGTCAATGCAGGGTAATGCCGATAAGTTACGTCAGGAGAAGGATCGTGAACTTAAGAAAGTTGCTGATACTAATAAGTTGCTCCTTGACAGCTTGCGCCACAGGCCAGAGCGCCCCTCGGGTAGTGGAGTGTCCGAAACCGCCAGTGCTGGACAAAGTGGTTGTTCCGGAAAAGACCTTCACCGAGAGAGCGCAACAGATATTGTCAAACTAGCGATGGATGCTGATGAGTTGAGGATTGCTTTAAAGCAGTGTTACGCTCAGTATGATTCTTTGAAATAGGATGTTTAAAGAATAGATCGTGTAGAAGTTTGACTCGTTCTATTTCTTCTCTTTTGCGTTGTTTATATCGTTTTGTGTCTTGCCAGCCCATATTATCCCCATATTTTTAGTGCAGCCTCGGCATATTCCATAGCACTTCTAGCTGCTTGCTCCTGACTTACTGGCTTTCCTTGAGCTATTACACCTGCTAGAGACACAGCATATAAAACCAACTTAACGTCGGTTTGTTCTGGCTGTGACCACTTAGGATCATCTGGATTCTTACGAGGCCTAGCCATTTGTTTCCTTCACAAAAATACCATCTGAATTCATGTATCCCTTGCGATCCTTAATCTCCTGATACGCAGCCTCTAGGCACTGAGTCATGCTGACATCCTCAAGAGCGCAAACATTAATAAGGCATACAAGAATATCCCCAACTCCATCAATAATTCCTGCCCTGTCTCGGTCTGTAATAGCTGTGAGAAGTTCATTCATTTCCTCCTGAGCCTTCTTATGCTGCGCTAAAGAAGTAGAGTTAGGGATAATTCCTCTAGCTTCACTCCACCTGATTACATTCAATTCTGCAATATTCCAACTCATTTTTTTAGTTCTCTCCGTAGTTTTCTGACTTCAGCGATTAGATGCTTCTGGTAAATGTGCATTTTATGAACGTGTCGGGCGATTTCTGGCATCTTTCCATCTTCTAGAATTTTAACTATCAGAGGAGTGTCATCGAACATTTCATGTCTACGAACAATATCCAGTTCTTTAGGAGTTTTCATTTACATATCCTCCGCTTGGCATCTTTCATATTAGTTTCCATTAGCCATGCTGCACACTGACCATCACTCACAGGAGGCTTAGGAACGGCTCTAAGACCGTCTTGATACCCTCTGAAGTAGGCTCTCTGGACTCGTTCTACAAACAACTCAGAACCAGCCCAGATAATCGCTAGTATGCAGATCACATACCACAAGACTTTCACAGGCAAGCCCGAATATCAGCCACAGG